GAGCCACGATCCCCTCCCTTCCAAGGAGGGACTCTGAATCACGCCTCAGCCGATTTGGGAATCCACTTCGTCAACACGGCCTAGGCCAAGCTTCTTTTTCAGCGCGCCGGACATCGCACCCCTCGCTGTGTGCGACAACCACCCCGTGGCAGCCACGATCTCGTCGAGGGTGCCTCCCCCGGGCGCGCGCAGCATGGCGATCAGCGTGGCCTGCTTGGTGCCCTCGCGCGGCGTGCGCGTCTTGGGCGCGGAGTCCAGTTCTGTGGCGGTGTTCGGCGCGCCCGCAGGCGCGGTGTTCGCGTCCTCGGTCTCGATGCCGATGGCGGCGATGCCCGCGTCAGTGGCGACCAGCGTGACGCCGTGGCCGTCGCCGGTCTCGCGCCAAACGGGCTCGCCTTTGCGCGTGTCGGCGTCGACCTCTTCGAGGAAGCCCTTCGCGAGCATTGCGCCGACCACCTTGGCGGCAGCGCCACCCCGCAGGCTTTCGGGCAGCGGCAGGGCGATGCGGTCCTCGCGCTGTGCGGCGGCGCTGAGGATGATGGCTTGGGTATCGGAAAGCTTGGTCATGGGGTCGTCTCCGTATTCGGGCCCGCGTCATGCGGCGCCTCCTACGACCCCGAGCCGCGCAGGGCGCGCGGCGGGAGTTCCGGCAGTGCCGGAGATCAGCGGGCGTGCTCGCCCTCGCCGAAGGCGCTGTCGGTAATGCGCTTCAGGAGGCTGGCGTAGTGTTCGAGGGTGCCGACCATGGCCCAGCCCGCCTCGTCGGGGGCGCAGTTGAAATGGTCGTCGCTGAGCGCCTGCAGGCGCGCGAGCATCTCGTCGATCTCGGCCTTCTTGCCGATAGAAGCGGCGAGCGCGGCTTCCTTGTTTCGGCGCGCCTTCTCGGCGCGGAGTTCATGGCGCGGGGTGGTGATCGGGTTCAGGCGGGTGGTCATCTCGGTTGCTCCGGGTGAGTTGCATCGTCCTTGTGGAAGGGACGTTCGCTCCGGTCGCGACGCTTATCAACTCGATAAGCACATGATTCAGAATGATAATCGGAGCCGTCGATGCAGGGCATGAGCGAGCGCCAGTACGCCGCCCATGTCGGGTTGTCGCGGGGCGCGATCCAGAAGGCGAAGATCGCCGAGCGGCTGGTGCTCTATCCCGACGGCAGCATCAACGCGGCGGCCAGCGACGCCCGGCGTGCCGAGACGACGGACCCATCGAAGACGAGGGCGTCGCCCGCGCCGAAGCTGAAACCCGTCCCCGAGGCGGCGGTGGCGGCCGTCGGCGACACGCTGCGCGAACAGGGTCTGGCGGTTCCAGCGGTTGGCGGCGGCACGACCTTCCTGCAGGCGAAGACGGCGAACGAGGTGCTGAAGGCGCAGGAGCGGCGCATCCGGCTCCAGAAGCTGAAGGGGGAGTTGATCGAGCGGGCCCGCGCGCTGGCGCTGGTGTTCCGGCTGGCGCGGGAGGAACGGGACGCGTGGGTGAACTGGCCCGCGCGTGCGGCGGCGCTGATGGCGGCCGAGCTCTCGGTCTCGTGCAGCGACGCGACAGGCCAGCAGATCGCCGTGGAGCCAGCCACGATGCAGAAGGTGCTGGAGAGACATGTACGCGCCCACCTCGACGAACTCGCCGAGGTCCGGCCCGACTTCCGGTGATGATGACGCACTGACGGACTTCGACGGCGCGGGCGAGATCCTGCGCGCCTGGGGAAGCGGGCTCCGGCCCGACCCGGACCTGACCGTCTCGGAATGGGCGGACCGGCACCGGATGCTTTCGGGCCGCGCCTCGGCCGAGCCGGGGCGGTATCGCACGGTGCGCACGCCCTACGCGCGAGATCATGGACCGGCTCTCGCCCGGCGATCCGACCCAGCGGATCGTGTTCATGAAGGCGGCGCAGGTCGGCGCGACCGAGGCCGGCAACAACTGGATCGGGTTCGCCATCCACCAGGCGCCGGGGCCGATGCTGGCGGTCCAGCCGACCGTGGAACTGGCCAAGCGTAACTCGCGCCAGCGGATCGACCCGCTGATCGACGAAAGCCCCGAGCTGCGGGAGCGGGTCAAACCGGCCCGGTCCCGCGACGCGGGAAACACCATGCTGTCGAAGGAATTCGCGGGTGGCATCCTGATCATGACGGGGGCCAACTCGGCGGTCGGGCTGCGCTCGACCCCGGCGCGCTACATCTTCCTTGACGAGGTCGACGCCTATCCTCGCACCTTCATGCTGTTCTGCCGCCAGGTGCTTGCCACCGACTTCAAGGCCATGCACCGGGTGCAGCTCGGCGAAGCCCCGCAACTGCTGGAGGTGGGCGAGAGCGGCGAGTTCAAGCGCGGCACGCTCGGTGAGAGCAAGGAGAGCTACAAGGTCAAGACCTACGGCCGCGTGGTCGCGATCACCCGCCAGACGCTGATCAACGACGATCTCGACGCCTTCACCCGCATCCCGGCGATGTACGGCAACTCCATCGCGCAGCTGGAATCGGACGTGGTCTGGGGCATCATCACCGCCAACCCGGCGATGGCCGACGGCAACGCGCTGTTCCACACCACCCACAAGAACCTCGCGGGCACGGGCACGGCGCTGGCGGTCGATGCGGTGGGGGCGGCCCGCGCCGCGATGGCCAAGCAGACGGGTCTCGACAAGAAGACGGTGCTGAACGTCCGCCCGGCCTTCCTGATCGTGCCCGCCTCGCTGGAACTGAAGGCCGAGCAGCTGGTCGCCCAGAACCTGGTGCCCGCCGCGACGTCCAGCGTGGTTCCCCAGTCGATCCGCACGCTCGCGCCGATCAGCGAGCCCCGCCTTGACGCCGCCAGCGAGACCGCCTGGTATCTGGCGGCCAGCCCGAACCAGATCGACACCATCGAGTACGCCTATCTCGAGGGTCAGCAGGGCGCCTACATCGAGACCCGCAACGGCTTCGACGTCGACGGCGTCGAGATCAAGTGCCGCCTCGACTTCGGCGCCAAGGCCATCGACTGGCGCGGCCTCTACAAGAACCCGGGCGCGTAACCCGCACCCCATGCTGAAGCCTGACATCCGGGCGGTCCTGACGGGCCGCTCTTCGTCATTCCACGAGGATCACCCCCATGAAAAACTTCGTCCAGCCCGGCAACACCATCACCCTGACCGCGCCCTATGCCGTCGCCTCCGGCGATGGCCTGCTCGTGGGCTCCATCTTCGGTATCGCCGCCGGAGCGGCCGCCCTCGGCGAGGCGGTCGAGACCGCGCTCGTAGGCGTGTTCGACATCACCAAGCTCGGCTCGCAGGCATGGGCGGTCGGCGCCAGGGTCTATTGGGACGACACCAACAAGCGCTGCACGACGGTCGCCACCGACAACACCCTCATCGGCGTGGCCGTCGAGGCGGTGGCGAGCGGCGCGGGCGACACCATCGGCCGGGTGCGCCTGAACGCGATGTTCTGATGAGCGCCTTCGCCGCCGCTTTGGGCGCGCTCTTCGCCGACCCGAACATCGGCCGGGACGCAGTCTACATCGCCGACGGCGGCGCGCCCGTGCTGGTGCGCGTCGTCGCCCGGCGTGCCGATGCGGTCACCGACTTCGGCGATGCGCGGCTCTGGTCGGAAACCACCCGGATCGACCTGCGCGTTGCCGAGGTGGCGAACCCGCGCCCCGGCGACAGGATCGAGATCGATGGCGACGCCTTCCTCATCCAGGGAGAGCCCGTCCGCGACCGCGAGCGGCTGGTCTGGACCGTCGATCTGAGGCCCGCGTGACGGCCATGAAGCTGAAGCTCGACATCGATCCCGACATCGTCGCGATGATGGCGGCAGAGGTCGCGGCGGGCCAACGCGCGGTGACGGCCGCGACGCGCGAGGCTGGGACCGGGCTGAAGACGGCCTGGCGGTTGCAGATCACCGGTGCAGGGCTCGGGCGGCGGCTCGCCAACTCGATCCGTTACCAGACTTTCCCGCGCGCAGGCGAAAGCCTAGATGCCGCCGCGCTGGTCTGGTCCAAGGCCCCGGTCATCGTCGGCGCGCATGACACCGGGCCGCTGATCCGCTCCAAGGACGGGTTCTGGCTGGCGATCCCGACCGAAGCCGCAGGTCGCGGTCTGCGCGGCGGCAAGATCAGCCCCGGCGAATGGGAGCGCCGACGCGGCCTGCGCCTGCGCTTCGTCCATCGCCGCCGCGGGCCGAGCCTGCTGGTGGCGGAGGGAAGGGTGAACAGCCGCGGCGTCGGCGTGGCGTCGCGCTCGAAGACCGGCCGCGGGCGGGCGACCGTGCCGATCTTCCTGCTGGTCCCTCAGGTCAGGCTGCCGAAGCGGCTGGACCTGGCACGGGATGCAGACCGGGCGTTGGACAGCGTGCCGGGGCTGATCGTGGCGAACTGGGTGGAGGGGAAACGGTGAACGTTCTGTTTGTTGTTAAAGACTTAACCCTTTTGTGCGAAGTTGACAAAAACTCTGTTCAAGGGCTCCCTCATGCACATCGATCCGCAACTATACCGCAAGGCCTTCGAAGCCTACCTCCGTAAGGGGACGCCCATCGAGTGGTCGATCAAGCAGGAGCGGCCGACCACCCATTACATTTGGCGCACGCGTGGGGATGATAAGGTCCGCCCGAGCCATGCTGCCAACAACGGCCGGGTTTTCGCGTGGGACGATCCGCCTACAACAGGCCACCCCGGCGAAGACTATGGCTGCCGCTGCACGGCTGAGCCCTTCATGCCGTCAGTCGATGAGTTCATTGAAATCGAATTAGCCGATACTGAAGACTCCGGAGCCGCTTGGAGCAGCCGTGACTTCGTCAGCCACTAATACAACGGTCGTGGGCGCGGTGTTACCGTTCGGGAAACCGGACATCTGAGCAGAATCGTGGCGCAGTACATGATTTCCACTGTGACAAAGAGCCTTCAGGACAACATTGCAGAGGTAGCCAGAGAACACCCAAACGGTGCCTTTTCAGATGTCTTCGAGAACACATACGATATGACTGGGATCGTATTCAGCATCGGTGACACCACAATAGGCGGTCGCTTCACGGGAAACTGTGTTGCGGAGTTCGGTATTCTGACGCTCTCGGGGCAATTCGAATTCTACCTCGAGGATGAATTCGCCGATCCAGCCGATGTCGGTATGGAGGTCGTCGATTTCGGCGAGACCATCTATGAAAATATCCACAGGCCGCTGGAAGATTACCTTCGCGGACGCGTCGGGCTCCGTCCCACAGGGCCTCAGCGGCTGGGCATTCACACTGGCGAACCGTATTCGATCACGGATCGATGGACTGGAAGTTTCTCAGGTCAGATTCTTGCGGATCGAGCACGCAGCAGGTTCGGGTGAAACATCGGGATAGCGACAACGGTAATGACGGGGTGCTTGGTGCCATCTTGGGCGTCGCACTGATCCCAATCGTCCTTGTGGCGCTCTGGGTCGTAATCGTCTTCAACAACAGCTATCGCACTTGCGTACGGCTCGAGAACGGCGCAAACCTCGGCTATGAAGCAGTCTTCGACCTGAGCAGGCCGTACCTGAAGCCAATTGCGGTTCCACGATTGGAGGATGGGACGCCTTTAATCCATGACAGTCTCTGGTCTATCAAAATCACGCCGACTACTATCCACGGCCTTTCTATGGCATCGGCAATAGACGAGCGCGGCTATCGTTTCGCTTGGCGCAACGACGTCGGGCTTGTCTTGGAAGCCGAAAATCCCATCGATTACGAACGTCTTGTCGCCGAAGCGGGGCACGCGAATTGGGACATTGTGATCAACAACATCGGCACCGGGGCGTTGATGAATAGACTGATTGAGAGACCGGAGTCCGATGTCGGTCGCTGTCCGACTTCCTTGATCACTTGGTGATCCCATGCCCACTCTCCGCGAAACCATCCTCGCCGCCCTGCACGCGCGGCTCTCGGTGCTGCCCGCCACCGCCCTGCGCGGCGAGGTGCTGCCCGAGCGCGTCCCGGCCGAGGGGCTGCTGATCCTGCGCGACGGCGAGCCCGGGGAGCCGGAAGTGACGCTGTCGCCGCTGGCCTATCACTACCAGCACCGGGCCGAGATCGAGGCGGTGGTTAAGGGCACCAACCGTGACGCCGCCTTCGACACGCTGACCGCCAGCATCGGCGCGGTGCTCGCCACCGACCGCACGCTGGGCGGGCTCTGCGACTGGGTCGAGGCGGAAGCCCCGCGGCCGGTCGATCTGCCGGTTGAGGGCGCGGCAAGCCTGAAGGCCGCCGTGATCCCGGTCGTGCTGCACTATTCCACGGCCGATCCGCTCGGCTGATCCCGACAACCCGAGGAGAACACCATGGCACGAGCCCAGGGGGCGCGGGCGCTGATGGCGCTTGCGTTCGAGACGACCTATGGAACGCCGCCCGCGAGCGGCTTCACCCGCATGCCCTTCGCCAGCACCTCGCTCGGCGCGGAGCAGCCGCTGCTGAACTCCGAGCTTCTCGGCTACGGCCGCGACCCGCTGGCGCCGATCAAGGACGCGGTGACGGCGGATGGTCGTCCTGCGCGGCGCGCTGATCCGCACCGCCATCGGCGCGCTGATCGTCGGCGCGGGCGAACTCGTCTACCAGTTCACCCGCCTCGTCTCCGGCGCGGGCGGTTTCGGCGAGGCGATGTCGCTCCTGAAGGACCTCGCGGTTGAGGTCTGGGAACGCATCAGGATGAGTGCCGCAGCGGCGGGCGCGGCCGCCACGGCGATGTTCTTCGACCTGAAGGCCGACGCAGCCTCGGGCATGCAGAGCGCCATCGAGAGCGTCGTCGGTTTCGGCAATACCGCGGCGAACACGTTTGAGGGCGCCTACGAGGCGATCAAGGCGATCTGGGGCCTGCTGCCCGCGGCCATCGGCGATCTGGCGTTCCAGGCGGCCAACAGCCTGGTCGACGGCGTCGAGGCGATGCTGAACGGCGTGGTCTCACGCATCAATGGCTTCATCGGCGGCATCAACCAGGGGCTCGAAGCGCTCGGGTCGGAGCGGCGGATATCGCTGGTTCCGGACCTCGACCTCGGCGAGATCGAGAACCGCTTCGAGGGCGCAGCCAGTGCTGCCACGACAGCGGCGCAGGCAGCCTTCGACCGGGCCTTCGAGGACAACCCGCTCACCGCGCCCGACCTCGGTCTGACCGAGGCAGCAACCCGCGCGCTCGAGTCCGCCAACCTCTTTCGCGGAGCCGCGCGCGATCTGGCCGAAGGGGTCCGCGCGCCACTGGAAAGCTGGCAGGCCCTGCGCGATGCGGTGCGCGGCACCGACGAGGTGAGCGCGGATGCGCTGACCGAGGCTACCGGCGCGGCCGAACGGCTGGAGACGGCGCTTGGTGAAGCCGGACGCGCCGCCACAGGTGCAGGCGCGGCGGCCGGAGACGCCGCCGCTGCCGCGGAGCCCGCGACCGAGGCCGCCGTCACCGGCTGGCGGGCGGTCACGGCGGCGCTGTCGGACTACGCCAGCAAGGCCCGCGAGATTGGCGGCGACATCGGCCAAAGCCTCGTCGGCGCCTTCCAGTCGGCCGAGAACGCGGTGGGCCAGTTCGCGAAGACCGGCAAGCTGAACTTCCGCGACCTGGTCACTTCGCTGCTGGCCGATCTCGCCCAGCTTGCGCCGCGACGGTTCATCCTCGGGCCAATCGCCAATGCGCTCTCGGGCTTGTTTTCTGGAGCGGGCGGGATCTTCGCCAACGTCCTGCATGCGGGAGGGATGGTCGGATCGGCCGGACCCTCACGTTTGGTTCCGGCCATGGCTTTCGATGCTGCCCCGCGAATGCATTCCGGCGGGATGGCGGGGCTTCGTCACGACGAGGTGCCCGCGATCCTGCAGCGCGGCGAGCGCGTGCTGTCGCGTCGCGAGGCGCAGAGCTACGGCGCGGGTGGCGGGGTCAACGTCACCATCATGGCCCGCGACGCCGAGAGCTTCCGTCAATCGCGGACGCAGGTCGCAGCCGACATCGCCCGCGCCGTGTCGCTCGGGCGGAGGGGCATGTGATGGCGTTCCACGAGGTTCGGTTCCCCGACAACATCAGTCGCGGCGCGCGCGGCGGGCCGGAACGGCGCACCCAGATCGTCGAGCTCGCCTCGGGCGACGAGGAGAGGAACGCCAGCTGGGCCAACTCGCGCCGCCGCTACGATGTCGCCTACGGCATCCGCCGCGCCGACGATCTGGCGGCGGTGGTCGCGTTCTTCGAGGCACGGAACGGGCGGCTGCACGGTTTCCGCTTCAAGGACTGGGGCGACCACAAGTCCTGCCTGCCTTCGGGCGCGCCATCGCCGACCGATCAGGTCATCGGCACCGGCGACGGCACGACGTCCGCCTTCCAGCTGGTGAAGCGCTATGCCTCCGGTGCGCAGTCCTGGACGCGGGCGATCACGAAGCCGGTCGCGGGGACTGGCGGGGGCGGATCACCTGTTCTCCCGCGGCAGGGTTCGCGGGGACGGTGGACAAGACCGCCACGGCCGCAAGCCAGGTCGCGGCGCTGTTCGGCACGGCGACGCCCGCGGGCTTCAGTGTCTCGGGGCAGTCGGTTTCGTGGACCGGCATGCCCGGCGACTGGGGCCTGCGCCGCATGGTGCTGCACTACGCCCATCTCTGCGCGGCGGCGGGAGGGGTTGATGCCTTCCTCATCGGCACCGAGATGCCGGGGCTGACGACGATCCGCTCGGGCGCCAGCACCTATCCCGCCGTGCAGGCCTATCGGGACCTGCTCGCGGATGTGCGGTCGATCCTCGGGTCCGGCACCAGGATCGGCTATGCTGCGGATTGGTCGGAATACTTCGGGCACCAGCCGGGCGTCGGCTCGGGCGACGTGTTCTTCCACCTCGATCCGCTCTGGGCCGATCCGGAGATCGATTTCGTCGGCATCGACAACTACATGCCGCTGTCGGACTGGCGCGATGGCTTCGAGCACGCGGACGCGGCCGAGGGCTGGCCCGCGATCTATGACCGGGCCTACCTGCAGGGGAACGTCGCGGGCGGCGAAGGCTTCGACTGGTTCTACGCCAGCGCGGTCGACCGGTCCGCGCAGGTCCGCACCCCGATTACGGATGGTGCGGCGGCCAAGCCGTGGGTCTTCCGCTACAAGGATCTGCGCGCCTGGTGGTCGAACCCGCACTACGACCGCCCGGGCGGGGTCGAGGCCGGGACGCCGACGGCATGGGCGCCGCAGTCCAAGCCGATCTGGTTCACCGAGCTCGGCTGTCCCGCCATCGACCGGGGCACCAACCAGCCCAACGTCTTCTTCGACCCGAAATCGTCGGAGAGCTTCACGCCGCATTTCTCACGGGGCTGGCGCGACGACGCCATCCAGCGTGCCTATCTCGAGGCGACGTACCTCTGGTGGGGCGAGGCCGCGAACAACCCGGTGTCCGGCGTATATGGCGGCCGGATGGTGCATGTGCCCGAATGCGCCGCCTGGACTTGGGACGCGCGGCCCTATCCCTTCTTTCCCGCGCTGACCGACGTCTGGACGGACGGGGCGAACTGGCGGCTCGGCCACTGGCTGACGGGTCGGCTCGGGGCGGTGTCGCTCGCCGCGCTGGTCCGGCACCTCTGCCAGCGCGCCGGGCTGCCCGAGTCCCGGATCGACGTCTCCGGCCTTTGGGGCGCGGTCGAAGGCTACGCGATCACGGCGCTGGAAAGCCCGCGCGCCTCGATCACCACGTTGTCGCGCCACTTCGGCTTCGACGCGGTCGAGACCGAGGGGGTGATCCGTTTCATCATGCGCGGGCGGGCCTCGGTCGCCACCCTCGCGCCCGACGACCTGGTAGCTGGTCGTAACGGCGACATCCTCGAGCTCACACGCGGTCAGGAGACCGAACTCCCGCAGGCGCTGAAATGGCAGGTCGTCCGTGCCGACGATGATTACGACGCGGCCCTCGTCGAGGCGCGGCGCATCACCGTGGACACGACCCGGATCGCCTCGGAGTCCTTCCCGATGGCCGTGCCGCCCGAGGAGGCCGAACGTCGCTGCCGCCGCGCGCTGATGGAGGCGTGGGTGGGCCGCGAAACGGCGGCGTTCCGTCTGCCACCCTCGCGCCTCGCGCTGGATCCGGCCGACGCGATCCGGCTCACGAATGACGGTCGGCTGGTCGATCTGCGGCTCGTCTCCATCGCCGACGCCGAGGCGCGCGGCATCGAGGCGGTGCGCCAGGACCGGGCGACTTACGATCTGCCGCCCGGTGATCCCCGCGCGGCGTCGCTGACGCGGGCCGTGGTGTTCGGCGCGCCGGATGCGGTGCTGATGGACCTGCCGCAGCTGACCGAGGACCAGTCGGCGCATCGACCGTTTGTCGCCGCGCACGCGGTTCCCTGGCCCGGCGAAATGGCGGTGTTCCGCAGCCCCTCCACGGATGGCTTCGAGCTGTTGACCACCTTCGGCAGTCGCGCCCGGATCGGGGCGCTGGTCTCGGATTTCTATCCGGGCCCCACCTCGCGCTTCGACATCGGCAATGCGCTGGTGGTCGATCTGCTGACCGGCACGCTGGAGAGCGTCACCGACCTGACGCTGTTCGGCGGGGCGAACGCGCTGGCCATCGAGAGCGCGACCGGCGTCTGGGAGATCGTGCAGGCGGGTGCGGCGGAGTTGTTGGCGCCGGGTCGTTACCGGCTGACCCGCCTGCTGCGGGGCCAGCGCGGCACCGAGGGCGCGATGGGAAATTCGGCGCCCGCTGGCGCGCGGGTGGTGGTGCTGGACACCGCGCTGGCGTCCCTGCCGATTGCCGAGGCCGATATCGGCATCCCGTGGAACTGGCGCATCGGTCCTGCAAGCCGCCTGGTCAGCGACGAGACCTATGTGCCGCAGGCGTTCACGCCCACGTCCTGGTCTCCAGGTTCGCCGATCATCTGCCATTGCATCGCCAGGCGCAGATCTTCGCCCGCCAGGGCGTGAGCCTCGACCGCTCCACGCTCGCCG